CGTTACGTAAACGGCTGTTCGAGCAAATTAAATCAGGTAGTCGAGGCGGTAACCCAGGTCAGTGGTCAGCAAGAAAGGCGCAGCTGTTGGCTAAAGAATACAAAGCTAAAGGTGGAGGATACAAAAGCTAATGGCACTGAAGAAATCACAGAAGTCTCTCAAGTCTTGGACAAAGCAGAAGTGGAGAACTAAGAGTGGGAAGAAGTCTTCAGAGACAGGTGAACGCTACTTACCAGAAAAGGCTATTAAGGCACTCTCATCGTCAGAGTATGCGGCAACAACGGCAGCAAAAAGAAAAGGAACTAAACAGGGAAAACAATTTGTTAAGCAGCCTAAAGCTGTAGCAAAGAAAACACGTAAGTATAGGAAGAAGTAATGGCAATAGATTATAGAGGTGAAAAGTTTGCTGGTTACAATAAACCTAAACGCACACCAGGACACAAAACTAAAAGCCATGCGGTACTAGCTAAAGAAGGAAATAAGGTAAAGCTGGTACGGTTTGGGCAACAGGGTGTTAAAGGAGCAGGGAAGGCTCCTACAACAGCTAAAGATAAGGCACGTAAGAAGTCTTACTATGCTAGGCACAATGCGCAGGGTAAGCCCACTACAAAACTAAGTGCAAAATATTGGAGTCATAAAGTTAAGTGGTAAGTTTCTTTTTAGAGAGAGAGGAAAAGAATGGAGCCTATAACTACGGTGCTAACAGGTATAGCACTTGTTAAACAGTCTGTAGAATTTATCAAGTCTAATATAGAAACTGTTAGAGATATAGGCGAAATTGCAGGGGCGATTGATGGATTGTTTGCAGGTGAGCAGCAAATTCAGAAAGAAAGATTCTCAAGTAAGGGAATTATTGCCTCGCATAAGTCAGTAGCATCTGATATAATAGATGCAAAGCTGGCACAAGAACAGTTGTATGAAATGTCTATGTTAATAGATATGCGGTTTGGAAACGGTACTTGGCAACAGATTGTAAATGAAAGAGCCAAGAGAATACAGGAAGAAAAGGCAGCGATAGCTGAACAAAAACGACAAGCAAAGATAAAGGCACAACACATACAAGAGATTCTAATTAAAATAGGAATAGGGTTAGCATTAGGATTGATTGGTGTATTAGGAGTATTTGGTTATATAGAGATAGCATAATGGCAATTAATAGAAGTATGACCAGCAAGCAAGTGAGCCGTCCCCCACAGAAAAGGAGGTGGTCCACAAAACGTAAAAAGTCTATTGACTGTACAAATCCAAGAGGTTTTAGTCAAAAGGCTCACTGCGCTGGTCGCAAGAAAAAAGCAAGGAGACCGTAATGGCAACATCAGGTACATATAGTTTCTCAATGGATATTGATGAAGTAATCCAAGAAGCTATGGAGATGATTGGCGGTGAAGCAACTCTAGGTGAAGAGCCTCGTTCTGCTAGACGTTCAATCAACCTACTACTACAGGACTGGCAGAACCGTGGTATTCAATTGTGGACTATTGGAACTACGGCAGTTACTGTCACTACCAGCGTTACATCTTATACGCTTGATGCAGAAAACATTGATGTACTTGAAGCAGTAGTTAATCGTAGTGGCACTGACATACAGCTTGAGCGTATCAGCATGGAAGAGTATATGAAAGTTCCACGCAAAGGACAGACTGGTAGACCTACACAGTTTGCTGTACGCCGTGGTAGAGATACTGCTACTGTGTATCTATGGCCTATTCCAGAAAATAGTACAGACACAATAAAGTTTGAAGTAGTGCGTTACATTCAGGATGTGTCTCGCTCAAGCCAGACTGCTGATGTGTCACGTAGATTCTTGCCTTGCCTAACTGCAGGGACTGCTTACTTCATGTCAATGAAAAGACCTGGTGTAGATGCAGGACGTATTCAAATGTTAAAGCAAGAGTATGAAGAGCGTCTGCTTCGTGCGCAAGAAGAAGATAAAGAACGTGCAAGTATTTATATGCGGCCTAGATTGAGGTACGTTTAATGTCAACTAAAACTGCTTTAGCTATATGTGACGTTTGTGGATTTAGGTATCCAATGCGTCAAATGAAAAAAAATAGCTATAATCTTTTAGTTTGTCCAAACGATTTTGATGGTGGGTATGATTTAAAGAACCATCCACAAAATAGAACACCTTATATTTATCAAGAAGAAATTGTAAGAAATGCCCGTCCTCCTAGCAATGCTGACAGAAATATTAATTGGGAAGATGGAGAAACTTGGGAAGAAACTAGCAAGAACTGGAACCAAATATAATGACAGACTTAACAGGTAAAAAAATATCAAATACTTATAAAGAGTTATTGAAAGTTAAGACAAGTGTTGATAACACTGGTATTGATAGCGTAGTAAGATTTATTGAAGATGGGGCTGGTAATAATACTGCTCTTAAACTTTCCAATAATAAAGTAGCTTCTAATGGTAATGTATCTGTAGGAGGCTCATTAAATGTTACTGGAGTTATAGCTGCTGGTGAACTTTCTGTAAGCAACCTTAATACAACTGGCACAATTGGTGCTACAAGAATTACTGTAGATTCTATAGAAGCTTCTGTTGTTTCTGCCACAACTTATTATGGTGATGGTTCAAATTTAACAGGTATTGTAGTAAGTGCCGCTGCTAGCGTAGGAACATCAGCAACACTTGAAACAAGAATTGCTGGGGTAAGCTCTTCTTTACAGTCTTCTATTGATGCTAATGCTTCTGCAATTGTAGTAGCCAATTCTTCTATTGCGGCAAATACAAGCTTAATTGCTGCATTATCTGCAACATTAGAAACAAGGATAGCAGAAGTTAGTGCTATTATTCCAAGACAGCTAACATCTCTTACTAACGATTTATGGAAAGTAACCCTTACTGCACCAACTACAAGTGGAGGAAAACCTGAAGGATATATTTGGTACGTAGTATCTTAAAGGAGTCTAATAATGGCAAAGAACATTAAGATTAGTGACGGCTCCACAGTTAAGGACGTTAGTCGGCTTTTTATTACAGAAAACCAAGGAACTATATTTGAAGTAAACTATGCCTTTATAAATAATGGAGGCGTAGTTAGCACTGTTTTTGAAGCTAATTACGAAACATTTAGAGCAGCAGACACTAACCGCACTACTACATTTGAAACAACAGGTGTAACAGACAGAGTTACTGTATTTGAAACAAATACTATTTATGATACAGCACAGTCTACAAATAGAACAACTACTTTTGATACTACTACAACCTTTGACACTACATTTGAAACAACAGCTATAACAGACACATCAAGAACTACTGTGTTTGATACAACCACTGTATTTGATACTACGTTTGAAACTTCTCCAACAACTACGTTTAGCACAACAACAGTATTTGACACAGTGTTTGATACTAGCCGCACAACTACATTTGACACGACTACTGTGTTTGATACAGTTATTCTTACATCAAGAACTACTGATACATCAATCATAGCCTCTACAAGTAGAGAAACTATTTTTGATACTGTTACACTTTTTGATACTACATTTGATACAAACCAGTTAACCGAAACAAGTAATACTACAACATTTGCAACAGTATTAAGTACATCTAGGGCTACTTCTACAAGCCGTGCTACTTCTACAAGCCGTGCTACTACTACCTCTCGTTCTACAACAACTACATTTAATACTAGCCGAACAACTACTTATACTACTGCAGGTGGTTATAGTGCTTACTTTTTCTCAACAGCTTCGCCTGCGTACTATTGGAGTGGCGCTGGAACTATAATTTGGGCTGACGCAGTTATAACAAGCGGCGGTGCGGGTGCAGGAAGCCCTGGGTTAACATATTATGCAAGTCCTTATAGATATTTGTGTGGTCAATTAAGACTTAATTTTAAAGGCGCACTTTTTTATGAAGTAGCTCGTAGGTACGAAGCAGCTACGTCTAGAACTACTACATTTGCTACAAGTAGAGCTACTACTACTACATTTAGTACTACTACTATATTTAATACTACTACAACATTTGATACTACTACAACATTTGATACAGTATTTGATACTAGCCGTACAACTACATTTGACACGACTACTGTATTTGAAACTACAGCAGAAACTGACATAACTGTAGCTACAAGCAGGACAACTGTATATGATACTATTACTGTTTTTGATACAGTTACAGCCTACGAAACAGCTTATGAAACTAACTTAATTACAGATACAAGCAGAACTACTACATTTGAAACTGCTCTTTCTACATCAATAGATACAGAGACAAGCCGAACAACTATATATGAAACTACAGGCAGTACTTCTCTTGCAACCTCAACTAATAATGTAACTGTATTTGGAACTATTACAACTTTTGAAACCACAGGAGCAACATCACTTCAAACAGAAACCTCAAGGCTTACTGTATTTGATACTTTGTTTAATACTACAAAAGTTACAAATACTTCCTTGACAACAGTATTTGATACAGTGTATAATACAGCTAGAGAAACAATTTTTGAAACTTCAAGTGTTATTGTTTACGAACGATTGACAGCTACAAATCAAGAAACAGAAGTTGGTTCTATAAATGATACAACAGAAAGATACTGGGATGGTGAAAAATGGACGGAAGTTTAGAAGACGAAATTAAAAGATTAAATAAAAAACTTGAAATAACTTTAGAAATTGTATTAGATTATTTTAGAGACACAGAGGAAAAGATTGAGGAGCTAGAGGAAAAAATAGAGGACTTAAAAAATGCCCTTAATGAAAATGGCTGATAATGAAGTACTAGGTGATGCTGCTGCTCACTTCTTTAAATCAGGAAATGTTTTACGTTCTAGAAAAAATAAAGAAGTAGAAAATTTACTTAATCTTTTACCAGAACGAGGACCAGGAAATACTAATATTGAGTATGACTTATGGTATGATGTAGGCGGCAAGACTATTAAAGGATTTGTATATACAGATAGTATGGCTAACTTTATGTATATACGCCCTGCTAATAAATACCATAATTTTAATATTATGGAAAAAGCTGCAAGTAGTCCTATTACAACAGAGGGGCTTTGGCTGTTTGAAAAGATAAAAGAAAATGCTACAGATAAATATAGTTTAAAGAAAAAAACTATACCTGATAATAAATTTGTTATATTCCTTCCAGGAACTAATATATTTAATAAGGCTGTAGATATAGACAAAGTACATAGAGCAGTTAAACAAGGGGCTAAATTAAAGATGCACCCTATATCTGCATCAGGGCTTGAGTCTTATCTTCGTAGAGAGTTTGGTAGCGATGTTATTATTGATAAAAAAATTTCTGGACACGAAGTTCTAGATAAGGCTAAGATTGTAGGCTGTTGTACTAATTCTGAAATGGGTATAGCCGCTTTAGCAAAAGATAAGATATTGCATATCTTCGATAAAGATGATACAATAAGGACATATTCGTCTATATATAGTGCTATTAAAACAGACAAAGGATATAGTCAAGATAAACTTAAATCTATTCTATCATGTGAGTATTCTGGATTAGTTCCATATTACAGTAGTAACCCACAGAAAAGAATAGATAATTTTTTTAATTATTGTAGTGAGTTTGTAAATGCAAATAAATAATGTGGTTATTTATGAAGAGAATGACCTTACACCACTCACAGTAAATTCTATTAAGGCTAATATGCCAGACTGGACATACAAAGTAGTTCCAGTAGAAGATAGTAAAATAGGCCTAGCTTTAAAAAATATTAATGATACTTCTCTTGTAGTAAAGAGTGGTGTTGTATTAAAAGTAAAAGAAGGAGATTTACCGTCAAAAGAAAGATTAAACAATTATCATATGGCTCTTAGTAGGTTTTATGTTTTTTATGACCATCTTAGATTACATGCGTCATATGAAACTAAATTAGGAAAACCTATAAACCCAAATATAGTAGATATGTCTGTATTTATAATTAATCCAAATATGTGGAGTGATGTTCCTAAAACAGATGTTGGGATATTTGCAGATAAGAAAAAACTATATATGCCTAGGTATATGAATCATAGAAATGATATGCTTATGGAAGAATGTTTAAGTGCTAGAGACTGTAATACCTATGGTATATTGGCTGAAGATGCTTGTGCATTAAATTATGTAGGCATTATATTAAAAGGTTATATAAATATGTCAGAAAGATTTTCGTATCCTTTTGATGAAATTAATAAGTATACAGAAGGTTTAAATGAAAAGTATAAACAAACTATTAATAAATTTGCTACAATGACTCAAGGTCGTTATGATAAATTTAGAAAAGCATTACACAAGATAAAGAAAGATTAATATGACTTATCAAATTATAAAACAAGATATAATAGATAATAATGTTTTTTTGGATATGTATAACCAAAGCGAAGAGTTTTTATATCAAGTTTTAAATAACTCTACTCCATATAATAGAGAAAATTTAATTGGTTTATTTAATAATATTTTAGAAAATTCTGAACATAAATATTTAGGTAAATATAATGATAACAACATTGCTTTATTAATTGGAGAGAATGACAAAAGAGATAGTAACTACTATTATATTCCTATTGTTTTATATGGAAGGTTAAATAATAGTAGAAGCTGGTTATATGAACCAAATGGATATTGGAATGCCTTTACATCTAGAATACAACAAGATGGTTTTTTAGGTTGGTCGGGTGAGATTATTACTTCTGGTTTTATAGATAACATGTTAGATAGAGCTATTGAATCTGGAGCGTTGCTTCAACAAGTAGAAAGACAAGTATTAAACGACACAATGACATATATTAAAATAACTTTTTAAATAAGGATAAAATAATGACTGAAGACACAAAACAAATACTTGATATTACTGCTGGTGGTGTAACACTAGGCGCATATTTTTCTTGGCTGCCAGAAGCTACGGCTCTTGCTTCTTTAGTCTGGGTACTACTACGAATCTATGAAACTAGCACTGTTCAAAAACTATTGGGTAAATCAGGGGAATAGTGTATAATATAGGGATATTAATTTAATAGGGATAAAAACATGGCAAGCACATATACTTCAAGAATTAGGCTGGAACAACAAGGAGATGGCGAGAATGCTAACACTTGGGGGCAGAGGCTTAACCAAAACGTAATTGACCTTGTAGATGAAGCAGTTGCAGGGTATGAGTCAATTGACGTATCTGCTGCTTCCTCTGTAACTCTTACGGCTAATAATGGAACAACTGACCAGTCTCGTAACTTTGGTCTTAAATTTACTGGTGCATTAAATGCAGATACTACTGTAACTGTTCCTGCCCAAGAAAAAATTTATTTTATACACAATGATACTAGCGGCGACTTTAACCTTTTGATTAAACCAGCTGGCGGCACTTTAGTTACTGCACCTGGTTCTGGAAAGTCAATGATTATTGCTGGTGATGGTGTTTCATTTGATAAGTTTACTGATGGCAGTTTTGATTCTGGTACTCGTATGTTATTCCAACAAGCCACTGCTCCTGTAGGCTGGACTGCTGTATCTGCTTCTGATTATAATGATGTAGGTCTTCGCATTGTATCTCCAGATACTTATACTACTGCAGTAGGTGGCTCTACAGCTTTTTCTACTGTATTTGCATCACGAACAGTTTCTGTTGTAGGTAATACAGCTAATGCTACTCTTACTGGTAGTACTGGGTCAACTGCAATAACGGTTGACCAAATGCCTGCTCACAGTCACACTATTTCAACTAACTTTGTATTAGGTCTTACAGATACTAGCAGGACAACTAGCCCTCCTACAGCAGATGGAGGCGCTTTGAGTTTATCACCACAACCTACATGGACAGCCTCTAATACGGGCGGTGGCCTAGGACACACCCATAGTTTATCTGGCATAGGTTCTCATAACCATGTTGTTAGTGCCGCTGGTACACTTAATTTAGATGTTAAATATGTAAACTTTATTATTGCACAAAAGGATTAAAATGGAATTAAAAAGAAAACATGGTTGCCCTATTAGCAACTTTGAAGAATGTAAACAATTAGACTGTGCGTGGTTTACAAAGTTAGCAGGTAAAAATCCACAGGGAGGAAAAGATATAGAAGAGTGGGGATGTGCTGTAACTTTTATTCCATTGCTAATGGTTGCTAATACAAATGCAAATAGAGGCACAGCTGCTGCTGTTGAAAGCTTTAGAAATGTTATGGTTAAACAACACCAAGAGGTTTATGAAATAGCTGCACAAAATAACAATCTTTTAATTGATGAGAAGTAAATAAATGTCTTCAACTGATACACAATTTTTTGACTTGGACTTTCAGCCAGGGTTTAGTAGAGAGTCTACTAAATACTCTGAAGAAGGTAAATGGTATGATGGTAATCGTGTACGGTTTAGAGAAGGCAAGCCAGAAAATATTCGTGGATATGAAAAGTTTTCTACTGATATTGTTGGTGGAACAGCAAGAGATTTAATATCTTGGACTGACAATAATACTAGACCATATCAAGCAATTGGTACTAACTCACATTTATATGTTATTCAAAACGAAACACAATATGATGTATCGCCTATTACTACAGCTGTAAGTGTATCTGGTAATTTTGAAACATTTACTGATTCAACGCTTGTTAAAGTAAGCGTGACTAACCACAATACAAGCGCAACAGATAGAGTGCAGTTTACAGGGGTGGACACACTTGGTGGTAGCTTAGATATTAATGGTGTAACCACTATTGTATCTGTTAGCGGTGTTAATCATTTTTATATTGATGCAGGAACAACAGCAAGCAGTGCTTCAGCAGACCAAGGCACAACGGGTCTTATTAGTTTTCTTATGAATACAGAAGAAACTAATGCTATTCAAGGACTTGGTTATGGTGCTGGTGTGTATAATGCTGGTGTATCTGTGTCTGGAGCAAGAGGATGGAATGATGCTGCTGAATCTTCTAATATTATTTTCTTGCCTAACCAGTGGACACTTGATATTTATGGCGAAGATTTATTAGCATTGCGTAGATTTGATAGATTATATTATCTTGAAACACAAGCATCTACAACACCGCAACGTGCTGTAGTTGTAACTGCTGCTCCTACTGCTACTACATTTGTTGTGTCTCCAAATGATAGACATGTTATTTGTTATGGGGCTAGGCCATATGGTGAAGCAGAAGGTAGTGGAGTTAATCCAATGCTTGTGCGTTGGTCTGACCAAGAAAACTTTGGTATAGCTGATGTATCTGCATGGGCACCAAGTGATTTAAATACTGCAGGTGATACGTTGCTTACAGAAGGTTCTCGTATTATTGGAGTACAACGCTCAAGAAACTCAATTAATATTTGGACGGATAAAGCAATGTACACCCAAACATTTGTTGGCCCTCCTTTTATTTTTGCTTTTAATATGGCTGGTACTAATTGTGGTTTGATTGGTCCTCATGCAGCCATAGACTATGATGGCATTTCTTATTGGATGGGCGAAAGTAATTTTTATATGTATGACGGGCGTGTACGTACAATGCCGTGTACAATTAGAAGATATGTTTTTGATAACTTTAATCATACCCAGCAAGAAAAAGTTTATGCTGGTATTAATTCAGAGTTTAAAGAAATTATATGGTTATATCCAATGAATGATTCTAACGAACCTAATGGATATGTTATATATAATATTGAAGAAAATACTTGGGTATACGGTAAATTATTTGCTGATGGTATTGTTACAGTATTTGAAGATAAAACTGTATATACAAATACTTTGATGGTAGGCAAAACTTCTGCAACAGCTAATAGTTATGTGTGGGACAATGAACCATCTGATGTATATACGGGAGATAGTAAGCCGTTATCTTCTTATTTAGAATCAGGTGCTTTTGACCTAGATAAAGGTAAGCAGTTAATGTTTGCAGATAAGATTATTCCTGATTATGAATTTGACCCTGGTGAGAATATTGAGTTTTACGTAAATGTTAGAAACTATCCTAATGGTACACTGACACAAAAAGGACCATTTACTATTACTGCTAATACAAATAAAGTAAATTTTAGAGCTAGAGGTAGACAAGCTACAGTTAAAGTATCAGGAACTAATTCTGGTATGTGGCGTTGGGGTAAAGTAAGATTTGCTTTGCAACCTGATGGAGAAAGATAATGGCTAATTATCCTAGTTTTCCTAGATATGAAGTATCTACAGTATCCCAATTACAGAACACAATTACTAGCTGGGCCAATGAATTAATAAAAGAAATAGAGGGTGAGGACACGCAAACAAGAACTTCTCCTTCTACAAATATATATGCTGTTACTACAGTAAGTACAATAGGTAGACCTAGAAATGGTGATGTGGCTTTTTCTGTTAGTTCTTCTAAGTTTAGGGGATATATTACAGGCACAGGCTGGGTAGATTTTAATTAATACACTGGTATATTTTAACATTTTGGAGTATAATATATAAATGTATGAAGGGCTAAACAAATTACTAGAATTAAAAGGCATGGGACTTGCTGAAGATTCTTCTGGTATGAAGAAAGCCTTTCGTTTACAAGACTTAATACCGCTTATGGCTGCCCAAAGATTAGACAAAATGTCTATGCAAGCTGTACCACCAGTTCCACAGCTTATGCTTGGCATGTCTGCTAAAGAAGGCAATCAAGTTAAGGGTGAAAAAGAAGAGGTTCCTACACCAAAGAACATTCAAGATAAACCAGTAGAGGCTGGCTCTTATGTGTTCTCTGCCCACGATGTAGCTAACTTTGGTAATGGTAATACTATTGCTGGTGCTAAAATATTATATGATATTTTTTCTAACTCAAGTAATAATAATGGTACATTTTCTGGGTTGGTTAATGTAAGTGATACAGATGGCATGGAAGACGATATAACATTTGAAGTTGTAGGTGACCCAGACTTAGACTATGCAAATCTTAGTAATGGTGAGTTTGTTGTAGACAAACAAGATGTAGCTAAGTATGGAGATGGAGATACAAATAAAGGTTCTGAATTTTTAACACAGGTCAGAAAAGATATTAGAAAACTTAAAACTGGTAAAACAAGTCTACCAACTGAAATTGATGGGAAGGCTGAAGCAAACAAAAGATTGAGAGAAGTATAATGACAACTGAAAATTTTTTCTTAGGTGGACTATTTAAGAGTAAAACTAAAGAAGTAGGTGGCGGTATTGACCCTGCCATTAAAGCTGCTGTTACAGATATTCATAAGCAGGGCAAGGAGCTTTCTCTTAAAGACTTTGAGGCTTATACTGGCAAACGTATAGAAGACTTTACTCCAGAAGAGACAGAAGCCTTTGAAAGATTAATGTCTATGTCCCGTGAGGACGTAAGCGAAATATATAATACAGCTATTGTTGGAACAGAAGAAGCTGCTGATTATACTCGCGCAGGTGCTGAAGCAATAAGTGGTGAAGAAATTACTGGGGCTATGGACCCATACCTAGAACAGGTTCTTGCACCACAACTAAGAGAAATTGAAAGACAACAACAAGAACAACTTATGAAGACAAGAGGTACGGCTGCTGCTGGTGGTGCTGGTTTTGGTTCTCGCCTTGGTCTTCTTGAAGGTGACATTTATGAAACTGGTAGACAGGGTGCTGCCGATGTAACTGGTCGTACTTATTCAGCAGCTTTTCAAGATGCTTATAATAGACTTGCATCAGAAAGAGGAAGACAGTTTCAAGCTGCAGAAGGTCTATCGGGTTTAGCGGCACAAAGACTTGGGTTTGGTCAACAAGAATATCAACAAAGATTAGACCAAGCAAGACTAGCTGGTCAGGTTGGTCAAACACAGCGCGGTCTTGAACAAGCTAAAAGAGATTTTGAATACGAAGAGTTTATGCGTAGAATTGAAGACCCATATAAAAAGCTTGGTTTCTATAGTAATCTTATTTATCAAACACCACTTAGACAAACACAATATATTCAAAAGCAAAGCCCATTTCAACAATTAGCTAGTGCTGCTGCAACAGGCGCTTCTATTTATATGGGTGGTTCAGCAATGGGAGCATTTGAAGAAGGCGGTGAAATTAAAAAATATCCCAATAAAGGACTTGCAGCTTTAGCTAAAGAAAAGCCAGAAGTTGTAAAACAAATGGGTTATGCTCCTGGCGGTAGTGTGTTTGGTCCTCCCACAAGAAGAATGTATCAAGATGAGAGGCGGCGTATTCAAGCAGGTGGAAGTGAGTATGGTCCTCGTGCTAAGTTTGATGTTCCTACAAAACCAGAAATGGAAACACAACTGGAAGCACAAGCTAATGCTAAAGATGCAATGATGGGTAAAGTAAAAGGACTAGCTATGGTTCTTAATGCTTTAAATTCAGCACAAAGCGCAGGTCAGGATTCTCGTCCAATTACTGTTGAGACAGAACGTAAGAGATTAAATGAAGGCTTGTCAAGGTATGCAGACTATAGCTATCTTAATCAAGGTGGTCAGGTTAAAAACTATGCGGATGATATGAATGCTGTAGGCTCTGATAATAATAACGTAGACTACTCTGGTATTGTAGAAGCACTTGGTTTAAATCTTGAAGGACAAGACCTTACAACAAGAAAAGGACTTCAATCTGCTTTAGCTAATATTATTACCAGTAGGTATTCACCAGAAGAAGTAGCAAAACAAAGAGAAAAAGAAGAAAGAAATAGAAAGCTACAATATGCTGGTGTGTTAGCACAACTAGGTGCTGCTTTAGGTAGACAGCCACAGGTGGGTGAAAGCACCTTGTCTGTTGTTAGTGGAGCGTTAGGAGAAACAATACCTACGGCTCTTGGTGTTGCTGCTCAAGATACGCCAGAAGAAAAAATGCGTGATAGAGCAACACAAGACTTAATGGCATTGCTTGGTCTTGAAGCTAAGTTTGCTAAAGACTATACAGGATTTTCTGCTCCAAGCTATACTAATATTATGAAAAGATATGCTGACCAATTAGGATATATAGATTATACTAATATGGGTCCTGATGCAGCTACTTTAAGTAACGCATATAGTGAAGCATACAGAAGAGTAGGCGATATGGCAAGAAGAGGAGAAATTGCAACAGGAAGTGGTGATATAGAACAAGCACTACTTAATGAAATACAAACTGTATTAGATGAAAGAGGTATAGTTATTGAACAAGGACCTAGTATTGATGTAGATACTACAGGTACTCCAGCTGATACAAATAAAAAACCGCTTGCTTCTGATGTAAATGTAACAACACAGGTTGGTAAGTTGCCTGAATAAAGTTAATCTTTTTTATTATTGTAAAGGATAATAATGGTATTAAGTGTTCAAACAAAAACATTTCAAAATCTTTATAGAGATGTTTCAGAAAATATGCCTTCCTTTAAAACAAGGAAAGATGTTAATGCCTTTATATCTGAAAGGGGTGTTGACCCAGAAGAGTTTCTAACAACTGCTAAAGAATACGAACAAAGAGTAGCAGAAGGTGAAACAGAATTTAGGGCAGGTGCTTTTGATATTGGCGAAGGGGACATTGGTTATGTGCCTGATGAAACAATTGAAGGTACATTAGGTTCAGCATATCGTACTACTGGTAGAGCAGTAGGTGAAGTTTATCGTGGTGCTAAAGAATTAGGCAAGGCTATTCTTCCAGAAGATGTTACTAATTATATTTCTAATCTAGCAGACGAAGTACAACAAGAATTACCTAAGTCAGTTGTTGATGGTTTAGCAGAGTTTCTTGACCCGTATCACGGGGAAACAATGCAAGGAACTGCAGAAGATTTAATAGGAACTATTGGTGCTTATATAGTTCCAGGAACTTTAGCAATGAAAGCTGGTCGTGGTGTATTAGCTACGTCTAAAGCTTTATCTCCTGGTGTTCGCTCTCTTACACGTAAGGCTGCTGTTAATTTAGGTAGAGCATCTAAATCAAATGCTTTAAACAAAGCACTATTAACAGGCACAAGCTTGGCAGGTAAAGGTGCAGTATACACAGTAGGGGCTACTATTGTAGAAAGACCTGAAGACAATATTGTTAATGCCATTATTTCTTTTTCACCAGAATCAGAAGATATTCTTAGTGCTTATGCAGTAAATCCTGACGATACTTACTTAGAACAAAAAGTTCAACAGCTTATTAATAACGTATCTGGTGGCGTTGCTACTGGTGCTTTAGCTGGAGCGGTACTTAAACCTGCTGTAATTGGTGCGGCATATGCTACTAAGTATGGAGCTAAAGGAGCAGGGTCTGTTCTTAAAGGTGTATCTTCTATTACTGGGAAGGCTGTTGCTCCTGTAGCAGATTTTCTTCCAGAAAGAATTAGAAACATTCCAGCATCTTTTAAATTTAACATGACTGCAGACCGTGGCACTGATGCAACTATGCGCGAGCTAAGACTTATTAGAGATAAAAAAGTTGAAGCTGATGTAATTAGACATGAGGGATTAGCTAAAAATCTTATTGCCACAATTAATAAAGAATACTCTAATCCTGTTGAAGCCAGAGAACTTGCTAACTCTGTACTGCTTGGCGAAACTCCTATAACTTCGTTAAAAGGAGAAACAGCTAATATAGTAAAAGAAATGATTAGCAATAGAAAGGCTATGCAAAAATCAATTACTTCTGGTGCAGAAGGAGAAGCAAGAGTAGCTGGAAAATTAGCAGACACAATCACAGAAAGCGGTGATGTATATTTAACACGTTCTTATAAAACATATAACAGTCCTTTGTATAGAGCAAAAAGAAGAGCGCAGTTAAATAAATATATAAGAACTGGTAAAGATGAAGAAGGCACAATTACTGCTGCAATTGATTCTCTACAAAAAACAATTAAAAATGCTGATGGTACATCTATTTCTAAAGATGAAGCCGTTGGTATAATTGATGACTTGTTTAATAAGACAAGTGAAGCTAAAGGATTTTTAAAAAATAAAGTAGACCCTCTTGATGGTTTGATTGTACAGTCTAATAAAATTAATGCTACGAAAGTAGGTAAAGAACGTAATCTAAAACAAGAGGCATTAAGAACTTTATTGGGTGAAGAAAAAGACCCAGTATATAATTATCTCACTACTATTAGTAAGCTATCTGAAATACAGGCAGAAAAAGAATTTATTCAAGGCGTTGCTGACCATGTAATGTCTATTGGTGGTAAGCGTCTTAAAGGCAGAGAAGCAGGCATGGTTGAACTTGGAGAGGCTGCAAGAGACAGAGCCAAGTTAATCTTTGGTAAAGATGTTGTAGGCTCTAAAGAGTTTGTAAACCCACTTGATAAAGTTTATTTTAGTCCTGAATATAAAAAGTTTTTAGAACAAGGCTTTGAACAAATGGACCCATCAAAAATAGATGGATTCTTTAAAGCTTTTCTTATGGTTAAAGGCGCTACGCAATTAACAAAGACTATTCTTAGTGTGCCTACCCACTTTGTTAATATGATGGGTAACCAAATTCTTATGGCTGCTAATGGTATGTTTGTTCCAGGTGCTAATATGGCAGGCGCTATTAAAACATCTGCTGGTAGATTAACTGGTTTATCTAATAAAGAACTTTCTAAAAGATATGGAAGACTTGTAGAGCTTAATGTAGCAAATAGCGGTGTTGGTGTTAACGTATTACGTAATCGTCTTAACTTAATTGCTAATAATACAGACGACTTTCTTAAAACTAAAGGGCGTTTCTTTAATCCAAAGTATTATATAAGAAAAGCAGCTGATGTGTACCAAGCAGAGGACGACATATTTAAAATTGCTCACTTTGAAAATACTATTGATTATTTAAAGAAAACATCTAAGTATAAAAATAAAAATTTAAAAGACCCTAAAGTTATTGATGAGCTTGAAAGAGAAGCAGCACAAAGAACACAGGACTTAATGCCTAACTATGGTCTTGTACCTAATGCTATTAAAAGTTTGCGTGGTGCAGCAGTTGGTGACTTTATGTCTTTTCCTGCAGAGATGACTCGTATTACTAAAAACTTAGTTAAGTACACACTAGATGATATTACTAGCGGTGACGATGAGTTATTTAAACAGGGCGCAAAACGCCTAGCTGGTTTAACTATAGCTGGTACTGCTCCTACTATATTTGAAAAATATTCAATGCACGTTAATGGTATTACAGAAGAACAAAATGAAAGATTAAATACTATTGTTGAGCCTTGGAATTATAGAGGAGATAAAATTTATTTAAGTCCTATTGCTAAAGATGAACGTGGCAGTAAAGGTACTGATGTATTCTGGATGGGTAGGATTGACCCATTTAACTTTGTTCGTCAGGGCGCAAAGCTTGCTCACGGCATGGTACTTAGTAACGATACAGATGAAACAAAAATTGATAAAGGCGCAATCAATATGCTTGAGCAAGTTGCTGCACCTTTTTTAGGACCATCTATGATTACTGATGCGTTGCTTGATACATACTCACAAATAAAAGGTGTGTCGTACCAACCGCAAGAACCAGAAATTACTGCACAGCTTATGCAATACTTAACACCATTGGCACAAGTACTTAAACCAGGAACTATGGACTTTTTACAAAAGCGAGCGCAGTATGAAAAGTCAAAATCTATGAGAGGGGAATATGATTTACCTCCAATTAAAAATGGTATTGTGTCTTTTAGTGAGGGCGAGGTAGATAACTTAGCATTGGCTGGTCTTAAACGTCAAAGAATTGACATTCAAGGAAGTATTCCATATGTTCTTAGAGATTCAATGAATAAGATTAATAACTCTGGTAAACTATTTGACAGGGCTATTAAAGATTTTGCTGTTGGTAAGCCAGGACTTACTGAAACTGGTCAGATATTATATGGTGACGGTGTTAAATCAAGAGAACAATATTATTTAGATGACATTAGACCACGTTATATTGATTCTCAAAAGTCAAGAATAGAAGGCTTCCAAGAGCTTCGCTCTATTCTTGATGATTATAGAGTATTACTTGGTGATGACTATAGAAGAGAATTTTATAATGGACTATCACGTTACGGAAAATCTATGCCATCTAAGCAAGACTCTCAAATTATCGAATCAGCTTTTAGGAATATATATGTTCCATACAATATGGATTTAAATGCAATAGAACGACTAGAGTACTTACCACCAATTGATTTTCAGGATATAAATAATATAAGAAATGCTTATTCAGGAACAAGGATAGATGACAATGATGACTTACGATAAGGAAAAATTAGTTGACCAGCTTATTAGACATGAAGGAATGGAACTTAAAGTTTACAAGGATAGCCTTGGGATTGAAACGATTGGCATTGGGCGTAACCTCGTTGACCGTGGTGTTACCGAAGAAGAAGCACGTTACCTCTGCAATAATGACATTGCAATTGTTGAGTCTGAACTTGTTAGAAGTTTTCCTTTTGTTGTCGGGCTTGATGATTGCCGCCTTCGGGTACTTCTGGATATGGCTTTTAATATCGGCATACCTCGTCTTAGAGGCTTTGCAAAAATGTGGGCAGCTTTGGAAGAAGGAAACTACGAACAAGCAGCAATTGAAATGATGGACAGCAAGTGGGCAACGCAGGTTAAAACCAGAGCATACACACTAGCAAGAATGATGGAAACAGGAGAAGATTATAATGGGTGAGTTTTCTAGTATTACAAGGACGGGTAAGCACGAGCCGTTTAGCTTGCATGTAGCAAGAGGATATGTTCAAGGGCATGAAAATCTATTTAAGTATGGATTTAATGCTCTTGTAACTTCTACCGAAGAAACAATCTGGGATGGTGGTGGTTTGTATTCTTATCCAACATCCGCTGCTCCTCTTGGTGTGGTAGGTACTTCGACTACGGACAACTCACAAATTACTGTGATAGGTTTGGATGCAGACTACAACGAGGTATCAAACATTGTGACATTGAATGGTACAACAACAGTAACAACAAGCGCATCTTACATACGTGCCTATCGTGCTTTTGTAAGTGATGATAACGAACCTGCTGGTAATGTAGCTATTCGTCACTCTGGTAACTTAGTAGCACAGATTAGTTCAGGGGAGAACCAAACACTGATGGCTGTGTATACTGTACCTGCTGGATATACTTTGTTTCTAGCACGTGGTACAATTTCTACAGCTACAGAAGGCACTAACCAAATTGTTACTGGACGTTTGAAGGTAAGAAACCCTGGTGGTGTAATGAGAACACAGGCTGTTGTTGTTTTAAATAACCAGTTTGTTGATTTTACATGGGAGACTCCCCTAGGTATTCCTGAAAAGAGTGATATTGAGGCTACTGCTGTTGTTAGTAAATCACAAGACAACGCTGTTGCCGCAACATTAGAAGGCTATTTAATTAAGAATGTGAGTGCATAATGTTACAAGGATTAATTGGACCAATTGCTAGTATTGCTGGCACGTGGCTGGAAGGCAAGCAAAAGAAAGCTGAAGCTAAAGCCAAGCTAGAAGTAGCAAAGGTAGAAGCAACAGTAAAGAAAGTTGAGCAAGATGGTGATTGGGAAAGCCAAGCTATGTCTGCATCTGACAATAGCTGGAAAGACGAAGCATGGACGCTGTGCTTTATTGCCCTTATCCTAGCATCATTCATCCCACCGCTGCAGCCATACATGCAAGCAGGGTTTGACTTTCTACGTACTGCACCTGAATGGCTACAGTGGGGTATTCTAGCAAGTATAGCTGCAAGCTTTGGTATTAAATCAATCAGTCAGTTTAAGAAGTAAGAGCAGCATCCATCATCTCTTCGATAAGAGATTGGAATGTGTATTGTGGTTGCCAGCCTAATACTTCTTTAGCTTTGCTTGGGTCACCAAGTAGTAAGTCTACTTCAGCAGGGCGGTAAAACTCTGGGTTAATAGACACAACAGTATTACCATTCTCATCTATACCTTTTTCATCTACACCTTTGCCTTCCCAGTGGATACGTATGTCCACTTTGTTGAAGCATATCTCTACCAATTCACGCACTGAATTTAATTCGCCAGTAGCTAACACATAGTCATCACCATGCGTGTGCTGTACCATACGATACATCCCGTCTACATAATCCTTGGCGTGTCCCCAATCACGCTTTGCATCGAGGTTGCCAAGTTCTAATTGCTCCATAGTACCTCTGGCAATCTCGACTACCCCTTTAACAATCTTCTGGGTAACAAACTCTCTGCCTCTCCAAGGAGACTCGTGGTTAAAAAGAATACCATTAGAACCATGCAGTCCATAACTTTCCCGATAGTTCTTAACTGACCAGTATGCAAACTGTTTTGCTACACCATAAGGTGAACGAGGATAGAATGGCGTGTCTTCTGTCTGTGGTATTTCAACTACTTTACCATACAGTTCTGATGTTGATGCTTGGTAGAAACGAGTACGCTCCATTAGTCCTAGCACACGGATACACTCAAGCAGTCGCAGTGTGCCTAGTGCATCTACATCTGCTGTGTATTCTGGTACGTCAAAAGACACACGTACATGTGACTGTGCTGCTAGGTTGTACACCTCATTGAATAAATGTGTATCAAATAGTTTAATAAGACTGCCTGTGTCTGTCAGGTCGCCATAGTGTAGGTGGAATTTATTGTAGTCCTGTAGATGTTGTATACGTTTAATCTCATCTGATGATGTACGTCTGCGTAGGCCATGTACTTCATAGCCTTTATCTAATAATAGTTCTGCTAGGTAACCACCATCTTGTCCTGTAATGCCTGTAATAAAAGCTGTCTTAGTCATCAAGCTGCTCCAGTATTGCTCTGTCTTCTTCCATAACCTGTTCCACCACTTCTAGTTGTTCATCTTCCTCAACTATTTCTGGGAATGTTTCTAAAAATAATTCAAACATTTTCTCTTTACCTATAATATACATAGCGTTTTTAACTCTGTCCTCTAATGCTTCCATATCAACAGGACCAGCGTCTTCTTGGTTGTTGCCACGAACACGAGACAGAAGTTCTAATGCCTTCAATGCAGTCTGTCCATGCCCATTAATCTTAGCATGTTCGTATTGCTTCTCTAATTCAGATATAACATCAACATCAGTAGTTACTTCATTGCTTAGTTCTTCAATACGTTCTTGTATCTCTGGACGTTTAAGAAGAACATAACCTTGGTTATAAGCTGAAGCTTCTGAATAACCAGCAGCTTGTGCCGACTTAGTAGCATTCCTGCTTATAAAGTAATGCTGACAAAACTGCTCATGTTTATCTTTATCTAGTTTAGGCATTCATTACCTCGTTAAATGTTCTGTATTGCTGGTTGTAAAATGACTGTTCAAATACCTGTGCTGCCAATGTGTCTTCACCATAGAATTTAATATTCAAACCAATGTCTTTACGCTCAAACATTTTCTCTAAGTCCTGTGCCAGTGCAAGCAGTTCACCTGTTGTATAGAATTGTTTGCCGCCTGTCTCTACGTGTAGATACTTAGGATTACCCATACCATCCTTTTCATTCTTACCCTTCTCTGCAATCTTAGGGTCAATGCTGCAGTCAAATCCAAACATGTGGATGTTATTATAGCCTAGTGTATCAAGTAGTCCAATGGTTCGTGTTGCTGCGCATGTGCCTCCAGAAATAAGCAAAGAACCTTTAGCAATAGGAAGGCTAGGGTCAACAGCAACTTTGTCTGTTACATTCTTATCACGAATAGCATCGGTAAATGCGTGAAAGCCTAGAACATTATCTGTCTTAGACATAATGTATTCAGTTACAGACTTGTCAGTCATTGATGCAATAAAGAATTTAGTAGTAGGGTCAATCTTCTTAAACAAGTTTTTACGTACTACGCCGTGTGTACTCTCACCTTCTAGTGGGCGAGGGTCAAGGATTACACAGCCATAAGGTTTAATGTCGTTGGCTAGAAGCTTGGGATAGCTGTGCTTAACACAGAACACCTTGCCACCAGTTTCTTTAATTACCTTTTTAACTTGGTTAAAGTCTACTTTACCACCAGACACTACGATGACATGTTCATCAACTGGCTTGTAGTGCGCAACCCAATTAAAGTTGTTAATCTTCTCTACGTTATACTCAATATTAGATTTAATATCGTCATCAGGCATACAGTCTTTAGGCTTAACAAGGATAGGTACACGAGTCAGTTCGTCTGGCAGGTTACTTATATGGTTATAATCCTGAAGAATAACAGCCAAGTGTACTCTACCGCCAAAGGCAGTTCTATCATCCGAAGGTAATACACGTTTACGTTTTGGTGTTGCATCATTAAATACCTTTATAGTTCCTTGATGCTCGTCTGGAATACCAGCTGCATCGTCTGTTGTATAGTAGTCATCAAACACAACAACAGGTACATTAGTCAGAAAGCTGTAATCACTCTTTACTGTTTCGTAAGAATGTCCACCATCAATGTAAGCAAAGTCTACATCGTCAAAGCGTACACCTTTCATTGAGTCACGTGTGTTGCCTGCGATTAATCGGAAGGTAAACTCTTTACCATTCTCTTTCATCTTGGCAGCAAACTGTGCCAGCCTTTCTTCAACAGCCGCTAATGCGTTGTGTTCTTTTACATTAAGTTCTTCCTTGTCTGTCTCGTCAGTGGCTTGCTCAAATAAATCAAAGCCACGGTAATGGAACTTATCTACATTTTCAAATGCAGCCAGCGCCATCTCAATTGCTCTGCCACCATTCCAAGTGCCAATCTCTACTAGGCTGTAGCTACTTAAGTCTTTACTGTAGTGGCGAATAAGTGTAGCCAGTTTGCGGTAACGCTGTGGACCAGTCACATCTTTAGATACGTGTACTACTTTATCTTCAAACTTACGATTGCCTTTGTTGTGTACGAAGTAGTCTTTAAGAACAGAGTTAGCAAATACTTCCAAGCCACGCACACCTTCAGACAGGTTAAGTACATTAGCCCCATGTGCTTCGTAGATTTTAAGTAGCCGTGTGAACACAAACGAATCAGTCCACTCACGATAGGCAAACACTTCGTTAGTATCATACGCACCACGAATATCTACAATCTGTGAGCAAGCATTGTGCATAGCCAAGTTCCAACCAACAAAGCCTGTCTCGCTATAGTCAATGTCGATGCGACCAAGGTGTACAATGTCATAGTCGGCTGGCATAATCTTTGCTGCATCTTTTAATGTAAATTTTTTTGTTGTTATTGTGTCAGCGTCTAACCATACCAGCCAACCTTTATAGTCATCCTCGATTAACTCGTAGGCTAAATCAGAGTAGGCATATACTTTATTGCAGAAGCGTACAGCATCCCAACGATAATCATAAGTACCATTAAGGTTGCCAGTCTTGTCTGCATTTCTATCAATGAAGTTGTTTCTAGCTTCAATGTGTTCTATGTGCCGATACTCGATGTTGCTAGAAAAGTTAGAAAGAGGTAGTTCTTCTACATCGTCATACCCTTCTACATACACAACGAGGCGCAGACTGCTAGACCAGTTGTTAGCTACTGACTCTAGAAACTTCTCGCCATAAATGTCGTAGTGTTTTTTAGTAAAGGATGTGACAAAAGTATACATTATAAATTCTCCATTAGTAAGTTTCTTGTTTGTTCTTCTTCAGCATCCAGCCACTCTGCCGCATATACTTCGTCAACCTTTCTCTTAGGTTGCCAGTCGTCACCAAACCAAGGACCACCAGTAGTAAAGTGTACATTCTTAGCTTCTGTTGTGGCAGGGGAATGACCATCAAGCCAGTTCCACTCCTCGTGTATACCACCAATCTCGTCATCATCTAGCCAGCCAAAGCTGTGTAGCCAAGAGCCAGAGCGTAGGTTAACATCATCTACTGTTAGCTGTCTGTTCTTCTCGTGGTCACAATTCCATAGCATAAAGCTAGACCAGTTCTTCCTGTTGTATCGTGTCTGTGCTACGCCATCAAGCTTAGTCCCTGCCTCTGGATTGTAGTTGTGTTTAATTACTTGAACAGCGTACTCTTTATTGCGTCCATATACTTCAAAAATTTCTCGTATATCGCTACGCACAAGCATATCAGCATCCATGAAAAGAGCAAGCCCACTATGAAGATTAAGAGTGGGGATAAGAAAGCGAGTGAAAGTAAAATCTGTGCTATATGGTTTGTTATCGAAGTAATCATATTTCTGCCTTGGGTTATCTGCAAATGTCTTATGCGTCCTGCGAAACAAACCAATGCGTCTAAGCACTGGCTCAAGCAGAGGGACAATTGGGTATTCTTTTGTAGAGTGTTTACGAATAGAAGCGTGTAGCACATCGTATGCACGATGGTCACGCACATCATACCCTACATAAATAACTGGCGTTCTATCTTGTAACATTATTTTTCCTCCCAAAAGTATTCATCAGTATTACCAAGGCGGTAGGTATAACCGTTCTCAACTTGATAAAATTCTGTAGAAACTTTAAAGTCAGGTTGCTTTGGTTCTTTAGGTGTTAAAGAATTATCGTATACACGCATACGATTGTTAGGATATAAACAATATTGTCCATTGTTTAATTCAATAAGGTTAAAAGACTTGTGTTCTTCTGGAACTTCGGAAGTACTATAGTCTACCTCATCAGAAGACACGTGGTAGTTGTCCAGCGTACACACATAACTACCATTTAATTTTTTATGGCTACGTGTAAATACTTCAAAGTCCATACTACCTATAAATTGTTTGTAAATAGCAGTAACACCATAGTCCATACAGTTCCAAAACTGTAAGTCATTAAGTGG